GTCGATCAACCCTGCTTGAATATCCCAGTTCCCTGCAATGTTAGGGTGATCAGATTCAAACACCACAAACTTACGGGTCAAAATATTGTCCAGGCACCTTCCTCTGTCACGGCCCTTCAGGGGATTGGGACAGATATATTGGTATGGTTCTGCTTGATCATCTGCTAGATAGGGCAACCACTCTTCTCTGCTTTTAACATCCCTGCCATTAAAAACTTCTTTAGACAAATGAAGTAAAGTATCAGCATTATATAATTTAGTCATAATATTACACTGACCAGGAATGCTATCTGAACGGGAACGCAAATCATCAATGTCACCCCTGCATCCAAATTCATTTATCAATTCATTAGATACTTTTCGTTTAGGTTTTACATACCTGGAGGGTTCTCCTGAAGACTGGTATGTGTAATTAACTGCCCGTTCTATTTCCCCTGGTTCCAGTTCTCTCCTGGTAACCTTCTCAGATGCTTTATGCATCATATCAATTGCCTTTTCAGGAGGCACATTACAGGAGTTTAAAATGCCTGCCGTTTTGACTATTGAGACATGGTAACCAAAACCTTCCTTGTCCATGTTGTCCAATAACCTTGCCAGTTTATCATGGGGACTGGACCCCTTATTTAATTTTGCCATATTACTTTCTTCTAATTGTTGTTGTTTCCAATCCCAGGGACAATCGAAGTTGTTTTGCGTTGGGTCATCCCATAGTTTTGCCAGGGCCAAGCAGGTTTCTTCTTCAACTGAACTTTCTGAGTATTTCATTTAATTGTTTAATCGTTTTCTCCAGGGCAATTTTCCTTGACCCGTCAGACTCCATCCTGGCCCGATGCCAGGCCTGGAGTCTGTATATTTCATCTGCCAATTGCTCACACTTTATCTGATTTTCAGACTTAGTAATCTCGCAATGCCCCCCCAGGGCCAAAACTTCCTGGGTATCTAGTTCAAGAGTTTGTTGCTTTTCTTCTTCCATAAAATTCAACCTCCTGTTCGGGGCACAAATTATTTATCTTGGTCTTAATTGCCTGCAGGTAAAACCACTGGTCAATCACCTCATCTTCCAGGTCATTAATTTTTACATCCACGGGAAGCAGGCCCCCATGTTCTTTTTGCCCCTTGTCGTACTTAGCCCTGGCTTTATTTAAGAATCGTTCCATTGATTCCTCACGAAACCTTGCAGACTCTATGAGTAAATTTTCCGTCTCGGCATTTTCCTTTTCGGCCTTGCCATTAGCCACATTTTCCATCTCTGACATAATTCTTTTCCTTCCATTTTAGTTTTGGCCGAAGTTGCCAGGGTGGGAAAAGTGTCCCCCCTGGCTAACCTCGGACCTACGGGTTGTTCACCCATTACGGCATTCCAGTAGCGAACTTTGTACCTGGTCCCTTGTTGGACCAAAATTATTGTTTCCTCAAGATCGAGGGTCATACTTATTCCTGATTCTCCACAAAGCATTCACAATCTTGAAGGTTTCAAAACACTCTTCCAGTTTGCTAGGTTTGTACGAATGAACCCTGAATTTTGCCATTCCTTCATCGTCAAACTCAGTGGTGCTTATGTAAGCATTAGCACCCCACACTTCATGGTTATTTAGTGCCTGTTGCCCCCACTGGGCACAAGCATAGGCACTGATCTGTTCAGGTTGACCAGGGTAGGGTGTTGACGGGATCTTCTTGGTGCTTTTCCAGTCCAGGATAAAAGGTTGGCCCCCTTTGGTATAAGCGATAATATCTGCCGTACCTGCATACCCCTCTTCCTCATTGACCACTACCTTTTCACATTCCTCCAGTTTGAACCCTTTTTCGTTAAAGTAATTAACGGCAGGGGTTACAAATGGCACCAGGTCAATATTGATTTGCTTGATGGTTTTTTCACCTAGCAACACTGATTCAATTCCATCATGGATCCTGGTCCCTAAATTAGATGCAGAATCATCCCCGTAGATAGCATTCTTGACCCTGCGTTGAAAGTCCTTAATGGGTTCATCCATTTTTGCAGGGTTTTTAAATGCTTCTGCTATCATGGAATTTTGCTTCCACATTTCAAGCCCTGGGGCAGACTCTATTTTCTGTATTTCAGTTACAGAAAAATAGAGGCCTGCCTTTTTGGCCTTAGCAGGGGTTAGATCAAAATGAGGGTTGCCCTCTTTGTCGTAGCAATGGGGCATCAGAAAGGGTCCTCCTCATCATCGTCCTGACTCTTTTTAGGGGNAGTTTTTTTAACCTTTTTCTTAGGTGCAGGTTCTTCCTCTTCTTCACTTATCCANTCAGGTATGGGTGATCTTCTGTTACCAGGCACCTCAGCATTAATTGAAGGAACATCGTCTTCAAGTTTCTTGCTAATCTTTGCAACAGACTGCACGAACCCGTATTCTTTACCTAACTTGGACTTGCGTGTGCCTATTGTGACCATTACTTTCTTGCCAATCTCATCGCAATAATCGTATTCAGGGTCACCCAATGGTGGCAATTTTCCACGAATAGCAGTGAGTATTTTAACCAGGTTGCTTCTTTCGTCAGCAGATTGAGTCATTTCACCTGTCATCGAAAGGCAGGTATCACCTTCGTCATTATTGTATGCGAATAAGAACCTGGTAACATCCCTCTCAAGCATTTCGCCAGGGTTATTAAAGTCTTTTACAAGCACTTCATCGTTATCAAGTATATCCAGGAGAATACCAGGATATGTTCCTTCTTCAGCAGGTTGACCCGATAGGTCCCAGGATCTATTGGATCCACCTGTTTTTTCTTTTATTTTGAACTTTGCCATAATTAATTTAGGTTTTGTTTTAGTATTTTTATTACGAATTTGGTCATGGATATACCTTCAGCATATGCCTGAACCATTAGATTTTTTTTCAACTCAACAGGCAGACACACACTAAGTTGTGCCCCTGGTGTTCGGGGGTTAGATTTTTCCTTCATTTGTTAAAGAACCAGTGAGCTATTAAAATTGCATCTGCAGTTTTAAGGTTAACCTTTAATTTTGGATACAACCTTAGTGCGTGTTCTTTCAGGATCCTTTTCCGTTGAGGCCCTGTACTCTTTTGCAACCTGGGTAATCCCTTTTGCCATACCTTTGGGCTAACCAGGTGACAGGCTATGCCCAGGCCCATTGCCAGGCCTTCAAATTGACCACAATTCTTTCCTAGTTTAAACCCTGCTGATGATGGAATATTCTTGCCCACAAATGGGGGAACATCTTCCAGGACCATTTGGACAGGTTCCGTCTCATTTAATAGATATGGACGAATTTCATCGAGAAAATCGGCCATCGTGGTGAAGTTTTCTGCCACACAAACATTGTGTTCTGAGCAGATTGCATATCCACCTGACATTCCAGGATCCACTGCAATTGTAATCACAATGTACCCCCACCAAATAATGCCAGGGCAAATGCAAATACGATGTAGGCCCACACTAATATGGACAGGCCAAACCCTATATAGGTCAAAATGTTTGTTTCTTTAAACATTTTCATTTTCCTCTAGCAGTTTGTCGATCTGCCTTTTAACCAAAGAGGATAAAGATCTGTCCTGGTCAAATGCGAGTTGTTGTAGTTTTCGTTTATATCCTATGGGCAAATGCACCGATATAAATTCTCTTTTATGTTTTACCTTTGGGTTAACTTTGGGAGTACCAATCTTCATAGTTTTTATATTTTTGTTATTGTGGGTGAGATTCCAATTAAGAATAAATTTTATTCTCACTTCAACACAAATGTTCTGCTTTATGTCAGTTTCATAACTTTGATGAACATTGATGAATTTTTATATTGATGTTGACAGGTAGACTTAAAGGGTAGTATAGGGGAAACATATGTCAGGTTATTCCTTCTTAGAAATAAAATCTTGACAAAGTTTTACATAAATTCCCTAAAATATGAAAAATGAAGATAAAAGAATATCAGTTGTTCTAACACCTGAACAAATAATCAGAATAAATAAACTACAGGAACAAATGGATGTTGACCTGTCCAAAATAGTTAGATGGTGCATCGATGCCTGCCTTGACATGGGTGACACATTGCCGGACCTGCACGAAGCAATAGGGCCTGAGTTTTCAGGGAAGTTAAGACAGATAACTTCACCCCGTACAAACTTTTTGCTTGACACAATAGCAGAACAGGCAGACTCTTTATAAAATACTCTCTGCTAGGGCACTAAGCCCGTAGCAGAGAGTAATACATTGTTATCAGGACTATCAGGGAACATAGGTTGCATATTAGCAGGTATGTTAAGAATCAGGGGTAACATCAATTACAGGTGTTACCTTCATTGCATCCAATTCCTTCTGCACTTCATCCAGGGATACAACCTTTTTATGCTCAACAATACTGGTTGCCTGGCCTAAGTCTGACTTTTCCTTATCTCTCAGGATGCCAAATGCTATAGGTAATACCCCTGCAGGTATTTGATCAGATTCTAATTTCTCTATTATTTTCATCAGGCAGGCCTGACTAGCATAACTAGTCAGTCCCATTGTCAGGGATTGCACCTTATCAATTGTTTTAGTTTCCCTCTTTGCAATAGCAGTGATGGTTTCAGGGGCACACTTGTTATCCTTGGCTATCCTGGTTAATGCTTTGCCTTCACTAAGTTCCTGGACAACCTTGGCATACCTTTCAGGATCCTTCTCTGCCAGGGTGTTGCCTGTAAACAATGAAGGGCATACTTCTTCAGGTGTTGTCAGGGCAGGCAGGTTATCAGGTATTATCGCTTTTCTTTTCTTCTTTGTTGGCATGGTAATCAGGGGTTATGGTGTGAGCATAGATGGGCTTAACATCACGGGGCATACAATCCTGGATATTGAAGTAAAAGTGTTCCCAGGCATCTTCCCTGGTTAAGTCTGGATCCTCTGCAATTATGTCGATCATTTTGTTCAGGTCATAGATGACTCTTTCAAGAAGATCATCTATGCCTATTATACATGAATTGTATTCCTCTGTTAATACATGAAGACCAGGATGCTCCAGGACCATGTCAGGTAACTCAGTGTTAGTTGGTTTCAGTGGTGCTATCATTTTGTATTTCCTCCAGGGTAATCACCCAGGCATCAGGGGTTTGGTTGGTTGGGTTGGTCATAGTTTTTATTGGTGCAAGTATATTGAAAAGATTTTCAATCGTCTAGGGACCCAGG